TCCAACTCGAAAGTGAATCCGTTACCCATCGACGAAAACTTCTCCCAGAAGAAGAAATTCTCACCGTCATGGGTCCCGAACTTGCTACGCGTGATATCCATTAACTGGAACCACGCAGGAGGAAGTAGAAGACGAACTAACTCGATCGAAATGGTATCACTCGCACTCTCTAAGTCGATTGTGCAAAGCGATCCATCCACTGAGCCCTTACGGGCCAATAAACGGTTATAACCCTGGTCAGAGAGGTCGACGCCAGCTTTTCGCAACTTCTTGCGGATTACTGACCCGATCCCTTTTTGCAGGAACGCGTTTACTGTTGGTTCAATGGCTATCGCGCGATCGGTTTTTGAGTTCTTAGGTACGAAAGCGACTCTGTTGCCCCGTGTGGTCGGTAAGACATTCGGAATCAGAGAACACGGCGAAGTAAGCCCGGTTTCGTCATCTATAGCCTCCAAGAAGATCGAAGGCCACGGGCGCCACGCATTTACTACGTGGTGTGCAACAGGTAAAAGCTCTGGAGTTACCTCAGGGACTGAGGTAAATTTGTCATAACCAGTGGTCCTATCACCTTTACAGGATGACGACACCCCCGGACCCCATCCACTAGACTCAAGTATCGAGCCATGTGGAAGCTCACCAAGAACAGATGCTACCAACTGGATTGCTCGATGAAGTATCGAGTGAATTCCAGTAGGGCTTTCGCCCCTTATTATGGAGACCAGACGACGATTTGTCGCCCGGCAAGCATCTTCAGACTCATGAAATTTACTCAATGCAGCCTCTTTTGGACTTGGAAGTCCTTCAAGAAAATCAGCTTTACTGAGCAGTTTCGTGGCCTGGTAATCCTTAGCAAATAGGGTAGCGTCTACAAAGTCACAGGGATTACACTCGAGATTAACCAACTGAGTATGCTCTTTAGAATCAAAAAGCATCCAGACGGTAAGAGCTCGTGGTGTGTCCAAGTTTCTGAGTATCCGCAAAACCAGTCCAGCAATTGAATTGCCAGAGTTACACTGCTGAGCATGCATAACAATCCCACCTTGTTTAGAGTTGTCAAAGGAACCTGTCTTCGCCGTTAGTACGGCGGATCTAGATCCACGACAGCACTATAGACAGTTGAATTGGCCAGAGCATTCTTTATCAACGTGAACAGATCCTTACGGTTCTGTACAGAGCTCGCGCTTGGAAGCACGAACTCAAGGTTGGCAAAGCACTCAAAGGCCGCAACTGGCACAGGTTGGATCCCAGTCGTGGTGGTTGGTGCAGTCACCGCGAGAGTAGGCAGGGCCATACGCACGGTTACTTTCTGAGCGCCATTCTTCTTGTCAGCATAGCGGGTACCGATAGACAGGATATTAAATCCTGCAACGACACCAGCTAACCGATCCTGGTAAGTAACCAGTTCGGGTGCTACGCGAGAAGGGGCGAACGTGTGAGCAACCGGAGTCGAGGCTCCGTCATTGATCACAATAGCTGCTACTGTGGCCATTGTTGATTTCCTTACCGGATAGTCCGGCGAAGTAAGGACGCGGCTGTTACCAGCCTGTCTGTATTAGGAAGGCTGAAGCGCGGTAAAGGCAAAGTCCACCCCACTGCACCGACTCGCCGTATGTACGTGGATCTTAGAGACTCTATGGTCTCATTAGGATCTTTCGCATACACGGAGAGGTAGGTCTCAACGGAGTACCATCTACCAATTCCTTCAAGGCCCAAAGTGGCACCCATAGCTCCAAAGTAATTGCCAAGCGGAAGAAACCAATCTACGAGGAACGACAGAGGGACTAGGTCCCAAGCCGCACCAACTGGATTAG